GCTAGGTAACCCATATTGAGAATGGTTCCCATTAAGCGGTGATGATGCACCCGACATGCCGTGTGTGTTTGACATGTGTGGTGTGGTGTGGTACGCGGATGTGTGCGTGGTGGGACGGTGCGTTTGACATATAATAACCCCGATAGGAAAAAACCTATCGGGGTTATTTGTTATTTTAGTTGTGCTCGAAAATATTCATATTGTAGCTGAAATTGACGGTACCAGCTGCGCCGGTGCCGCTTATTACATCTATTATGCTGAAATTCATACCGTCGAATTTTATTTTAAGCGGTGTACCATCGTCAAGGAAGCCTAGTAGCATAGTCCACGCACCCCATGTGTTTGATTTGTTTACGGTGGCGAAAATGTTTTGATTCCATTCTGTTTTATTGCCACGGAACGTATAGGATATGTCTAGACCGTTAATGAACACTGAGAGTGAACCGTTCGTTATACCCGTAAGTTTTACGTCTATGTGACGTTCCACGCGTGGCATGGCTGACATGTTGTTTTGTATCGCTGTTGCTATGTATTGTGCGTATATTTCTGAGCCTTCAGTGTTGGGGTGTATGTCTGTCATTCCGCTTGCATAATATAACCCCCATGATGGCGCGTCCTTGACTGTGAGCACGTTTGCGTTGCGGCCACCGGCGCACATGACACCGTATTTTTGGCCGTCATCACGGGTAGGCCAAGTATTGTCAAACAGCATTGGTATGAAAACGATTTTTGAATGTGGGAAATTGGTTTTAGCGTAGGTGAGCGCTGTTGTAACGTCGCTTTCTTTTAGCGTATTGTATGCATCATTGCGGCCACCGCCGATTACAACGTATTTGATTTTAGTTTTATCTGTTATTGTGCTGTTAGCTTGTTGTAATTGTTCCAGAAATGTTTTAGTGCCGGTTATGAAACCGCTTCCGCCGACTGCGAAATTATTGCATTTCAAGTTTAGTTTTTGTGCTGCTTTTACTATCATGCTGTCAGTTTTAGGGTTAGCTGTTCTGAAACCCTCGAAATAGCTATCGCCTATTGCGACTAGCGTATCTTGTGTAACCGGTATTTTTAAATAACGATTGTCGCTTTCATTTTTGGTGTATGTGTCGTTTATACGGTTTTTAAGATTGGTTGCGTTTGCTACGGTGTTTGCGCCTAACGCGTTTAGATTAGCAGCCGCATTGTTTGCAGTTTCGGTTGTGACGGCGAGATTTGACGCGGTAGTGTCAATCTTGTTTTTGAGCGTGGTTGCAGTGGTTTCGTTGGTTACACCTAATGCCGCTAGATTATCGTTTGTGGCTTTAACTTGTGTTATGGCCTGATTGGCGATGTTTAGTGCGTTGCTAGCGTTAGTGTTTACTTTGTATAGATTGGTGTCAATAATATCCATTGACGCGTTGTATTGGTCATTGAGGTTTGCCGCGTCACCGGGTGTATATTTTTCAAGATTGAAATTGAGTGTGTAGTCTGTCATTTTGTGGCATCCTTTCGGATTGCCGTTTGCGGGTGGTTAATTTCCGCTTGCACTTGCATTTGATGTATGGTACGGTCAATAATTCGCATTGACGCGTTATAGCCGTCGCGTAAATCCGCTAGGTCGCCGGTTTCGTATAATGGCAGATGGTAGAATGGTGTTTCTGTTGACATGATGTATCTTCCTGTTAGGCGTTTTCACCGGGAATGATGAATCCCTCGGCGGTTTTCTTTGCGTTTGCAAGGTCAGTGACGGTAAACATTTCGGTTCCGATTTTGTTCAGAATGTGATTTAGCGTTGCGCCTAGAGTTGCAGCGTTGTTACTGGAAATTCCTAAAGCCGTGCAGAACGCTACTAGCCCATCCGGTAATGTGTTTTTATTAAGGGCTTCATCGGCTTTAATGTCGATTTGCTTGAGTGCCGTATCAACTTTATCCATTGACGCATTGTATTGGTCTAATAGGTTAGCCGAACTGCCCGCGTCATATTTTTCGAGCTTGTAATTTTTTGTTTCTGCCATAATGGATTATCCTTTCGGGGTTTATAACGACGGATACGGTTTGCCGGTTTCCGCATCGGTGACACGGGGCGTGTTGTCGTTGAATATGGTGAGGTTGCCGACTGCGGGGGTTTCGTCGGTACGGTGTTCAGCCAATTTGCCAATGTTAATGTCAGCGATTTGACTGATTCGCGCGCCGTAAACTGCGAGTTCGCGATATAGGTCACGCATTGCGGTTTTACTATCAGTATATTCGCCCTTTGTGACATTCCATATCAATTGTGTGTTTCCTATGTGGTCAATTTGTTCTTGTATTTGCGCTATGGCAATGGCGTAATCGTTTATGTTCGCTTCAATGTTTTTTATTCTTGTATCGTAGTCGTGCAATGTTTTGTTGATATCGGTCACGATTTCGTCAAGATATGCCGTTATGTGGTCGATTTCACACGCGATATGTTTTATTATTTCTTCTTGACTTTTAGCATTCCAATAAAACGCGGGTATGGCGGGCGTGTACGGCCATACCGAGAAAAACGGCAGCGGTGGAAACATGTGCATATCCTTTCAATAGTTGTTTATGTTTACCGTCCATAATGGGCTAAAACATGTTTCAAGATGCTCAAGTAACAGCACGTCAATATCGACGTAATCGCCCTTGCGTATGCGATTGACTTTATCCATGAAATCACCGTTAGCAATCGTCTCATATTGATTATCGGTCGCGTTACTAGCGTAGTCTTGATTTTCGGCTAACTGCGTTGCGGGAAAATCGGAAAACACGGTACGCATTTTATGCCATGTATCCATATCGGATAGCATGACACCGGAATTGCCATCAACCGCCGCGTACAATGGTTTCAGAGTCGGCATTATTTCAGCTATCAATCGCAGGAAATGCCGTTTCCATCGGCTTGCGGGCAACACGCCCAGTTCGCGGTCATAGAAACGGTTTTCGATTTTCTTGCAGCAGCGCACGTATTGCGTGTCATCATAGGCAACGTCCCGCCATGACCACGCGGCATTAGCCCAGTCAACGCCGCCGGGCACGTCGAGCAGTTCGCCGAACGTGTACGTCATCACGCCGTGAAAATCGTCGCGTGATTCACACGGCTGATAAGGGTTTATGTCATTCTGTATGTCCATCGTCGTTCATTCTTTCAACGTTCGTCAAGTAACTATAGTTGCGGGAAACATTGTCTTCGTTCCACACAACCTGTATCGGTTTCTTGAGATATTTTCTGAATCTTGTGTTGAGGATATCGCACGCTGCGCGACGTTCCTCCAATTCGCTGAGCGCACGTAGGTCGGTCGGTTCACCGTAGTCGTTGATTTCGTCGGCGGTCTGCCGTTCCATTTTCAACGGCAGATTTTTAATGCCTAACGATTGGTAGAAAGCATTCCAAGTGTTTTGAATATCGTTCTGCAATTCCATGCCGATATATTCGACGTTGGTTTTAAGCACGTTGGCTTTCATGGAATCGGTGAAGCCCGGTGTCGCCATGATAGCCATTTCACCGCCTGAGATTTGCTTGATAACGTTGACGCCCGCCGTCTGCTGTCCGGCTGGAACTTCCAGGATGAACGGCGTTTTCTGATTGAAACGATTTTGCCGCCGCGTCATGTACAAATCTTCTATTTCATGCGCGAAAAATTCAATAGTCGGAATGAGTGGCGTGCGCGCGCGATTGGCGTAGATGAAAACGCCATTGGAATTGTTAACCGGAAAACGCCAACCGTTAATGCCGTAACTATCCCATTTCTTCGGTTTGTAATACACATTGAAATTCGATGTAGTCACCGCTTGCGTGCTGAAAAACACACCCGGCTTGCTATGCGGAAACGCGATTGTGGCGTAACCGAAATACAATAGATTGTATTCCAAAAACCATGCATTGCATGTTTTCGGCAGATTCAACCACTTAAACCTTGACAGCGCAATATTCAACATTTGCGAATACGCCATCGAATACGCTTGAGAATTGAGCGCTTCGGATTGCTGCCACATCGGTGCGCCGCGTTCGCCCATTTCCGCACGTGTCAACGCCCTTTTATGCGTGCGTTTACGTCCCATACCTTCCCACCTTATAGATTGTCGTGCACGAAGTCGCCGCCGACTTCCTCGGGTCTGTTCCATATTGTAACACCGGAACTGAAAATGTCCTTGATTGTCTGCAATTGTTCGTTTTGCGCAAGCGGGCAAATCGTCCATATGTCGGTGGTCTGCCAATATGTGAAATGCTTGCAAGGCGTTAGAATCGGCTGATTATAAAGTTTGTTGCTTGCAATGCCATAACGTAGCATGTAATCGCCCGCAGCCGCTATCGCGCCGTTATCTTCGGTGACGATTTTCACGGTCATGGTGTCAAGCCCCGTGGCCTGTCTGAAGTTGTCGCCACCGTATGCGCCAACGGGCTGCGCGGCATGGTTGAGCAAGTCGCGCCACGCCATGCTGACGTTGGACCGCGTGTTTACCATGACGCGTTTCGCGTTATCCACGCTCTGATTGCGTGACGCCGATGCGTTCGCATTCGATGTGTTCGCATTGTTGGCCGTAACGCTGCTGTTCGTGGCGTTGCTTGCGTTCGTGTTGTCGGTGTTAAGCGTTATGGTTTGAATGTTCTGCGTGCCCGACATTGCAATGCTGGCGCTGTTCGCCTGACCATTGTATTTCTTTGCCGCGAACGCCGCTGCATCATTGTACGCTTGCTTGTAAGCGGCTTCCGCCGTCGTCTTGGACGCGCCGGTGGCGAAACTCGCGCCTGACAAACCTATGCTTCCGGCTGCGCCGAGTCCCGCCGCCACCATCGGTGCCGCCGCGCCGCCCGTCGCAGCCGTCACCGCTATGCCGGTTGCCGCCGTGCCTATCGCACCTATTGCCGCAGTGACGGTACCGATCGCGCTTGACGCGACTTCCGTGTCTACGAGGTTCGTTGTCAAATCTAAGCTAGCCGTATTCATTTCGTCGATTTTGTTGTTAGATGCACTAAGTAGCAAATTTTGCTGTGTTACGTTGTTTTTGTAGATTGCGTTAGACGCATTATTGGAATTGGCCGTGACGGTGGAATTAAGCGTGTTCGCCAGATTCGTGTTAGCGATACTGTTCGCATTGCTTCGGTTAGTGTTGCTCAATGCAACGTTGGCCGAACGTGCGCCGTTTTCATACGAGATAACGGCGTTTTCACGCGCTTGCGCGATTTCTCGATTGTATGCGTCGGCGCGGTGCGCGTCGATTGCGCGACGTTGCAACGCATATGTCGGTATGTCGTGCGATATGAGTGTTTTGAGCACGTCCGCGTTCGGCACGTCGGCGGTGATGCTGTTTCCGTCGATTGCGTCAATGCCAATGGACGTACTGCCGTCGCCCCCGATGCCATCAAGCCATGCGATTTGCCGCAATATCGGATAGCTGAGGGATGTGATAGTCTGCACCGAAAGACGTCCGCAGTCGGCTATTTCCACACGGGTTTTATTGCCGATGTTGTCGGATATTTCCAAGTGTGCGTATGGTGCAAGATACAGTCGTGTTATCGCAGCGTATTCAACCGCGTATCCAAAATCGTTAACCGTCAAATCAATATCGGAGATTTTCGCGCGAGTGCCGTTAATCGTATGCCATTCGACACCATTCACAGTCACAATGTTACCAAGTCGCATCATGTTTGCGGTGGCGACGAAAACAGCTGTAATCTGCGACATGATATGTGGATAATATGCGAAAAGCGTATCGAAATATTCGCCCGAGATTTTGGACGATTCGAGCGCGTACATGGTTACGTTGCTTGCAGTGAGATTATCGATAGTGTTGTACGATGTGCCCGCGCCGGTGACATTTGATGTGTAAATGTTTCCGGCACCCCATGAAAAACCCGTTACCGTGCCATCGTTATTGCTGTATGTCGGGTCGCTGTCCGTAATGTTCGTGCCGCGCATACCGCTCATGGTTTGCAATTGTTCGGACGAAAACGTTGCGGCCAAACAGATGTATCTTGTGCCGTTTTGCAGATTAAACGGCGTGCTTTTTCTGACATTCGACGATGCGTTGCCGAAATCGACGTCGGGCAATGTGAAGTCACGGCAGTTCACTCGTGGATTTTGCAACAATTCTTGCGGTGTCGTTTCCGTCAACGGCGCGTGTCCGCGTGACAGCAGCAAACCGTTGATTGTGGTGCTGTTGATATAGTCCGTCCATACGTCGCGCGTAAGTGTGCATGTTGTCGTGTTCGGTGCTTCCGCACGCACGGAAGTGATGAAAAAATGATAGCGCGTCTGCACATCGGTTTTCTGATACGGCGTATTGATAATGTCATGCGAAAAGTCAACGACAATGTAATTATACTGTTGCGCCGTCATGTAAGGCACCGGCAATTTTATGCCGTCCGCGTCGGCGCGTGCAATGTACATGTTAGTTGTGAGTTTGACGGTTTCGCCATCCAGTTTATCAAACCATGCGTCGCGTGCAGTGTCATCTGAGAATTTCACGACGTCGTGGTAATCATCGAACCAATTAACATGACAAAGTTTAATTACAGTGTTTGGCGTCCAAATATTGTAATCGAAAACATTACGGTACTGTTCGTATACATGAGTACTGTCACCGGGAAACGACGTCGCGCCGTCCAAGTGCGAGAATTTCATTTTGATACCTCTTTCACATACAAAAATCGGGGATACCGGTTTTTCCGATATCCCCGATTCTATCAGTGGGTTTTACTTTTTATCAACCGGCCCTTCAGGCACACTCGCTGCCGCATCATTGACAACGTTCAATACCAATTCACTGGTGTAATTAGCGGTCTCGCCATTCGGGTTAACATATGTGGCAGTACCCTTTACGGAAATGATATCGCCATTATTGAGGCCATCACGCTGAAGATGCAAGCGCGCCTGATCATCCACGAACGTGTTGACATTAAGGGGAAACGCAGAAGTAGTAGCCTTACGCTTTCCCGAAACTTCGTACGTCGCCGCGTTCGGTGCAACCTGAATGGCGGTTCCGGTAGGCTCGACGGTGGCGGTGAGTTTCGGCGTAAGCTGTATCACGTCACCCGGTTTAACTTGCTTGCTAGGTGCGGTCAGCGTGAGACCTGTCACGGTCTGCGTCACAACATTGATTGACGTACCCGCATCGGTGGTGAACAACGCGCACGGGGTGAACGGCGACACGCCGTAAATACCCCAATGGTTGAGATACATCGTGTTCGAGAGCGTCTGAGGATTATAGAACTGGGTGGTGCCATAAAGGGTATCACGCGCCTGATACCAATCAGTGGACACAAGCAACGCCACCGCGCCGGGGATGCCAAGGCTTGGAACCTGAATGATGCGATACGGCACGTCGGCCTTATCCAGCTGAAACACCGCCGACAGCGCATCGACATCAAGTGACGCGAGATATTCCGGCTCGATAAGCAATACCATCTGCTGGGGGTTGGCGTACGCCGGAATGTCGGGGACGTTCAACGCATTGTACTGGGTGCTCGGGAAACGCATACGCCCGGCGGTCGCACGCAACGCCTTGAGCAAAGTCCTGGCCGACGCTTCGTCGTTTGGCACCGCCTCAAGATGCACCTTGTAGAACCCAAGAGTCTGCTCGTAATGGCGAATCAGCGCAAGCATGATGTTCATTTCATCGTAATTGTCGGAATTACGGGGTGTTTCCATAATCTGCGCGACGAAACGGTTCAATCCGAAATCATCAACGAACGCCTGACGCAATTCATCGTCGGTCCATGAAATCGGGTATTGGTCACGACGGTTCATTTCGTAGAACCATACTGCCGCTTCGGGTCGGTGCATTTTCAGCAACTCTTCCGCGTCATCCTTGTACCCGTGCGCCTTAATCCACTTGACTGCGATTTCCTGCACGGTGCTGCCCCAGTACAGATTTTCCTTTTTGAAAACCGACAGCGGATTCTCGAACGGCGCGTTCTGCGCCATCACGGTAAGCCCGATACGATTGACCATATTCCAAACACAGTCGTTCAAATATTGGCGGTTCATGGGGTCGAACAGATAACGCATGGTGTTCGCTACGCCGGTCTGCGTCGCGCTCGGGATGCGCTGCTGATAATCATCAGTGCCCTTGGTACGCACCTTATCCAAAATTGTCGCATTGTCTACAGCCATAATATTTTCTCCTATCGGTTAAAGCGTGTAATCGAGATTTTCCAAGTCCTCTGCCGCAGCCTGTGCGATTGCTTCCGCCACGTCATCGTCGTTTTCCTTGACGGTCGCACCGTTTTCAACCATCTGCGCAACAGAATCAGTGAAATTCTCATATATGCCGTCGATTCGTTCACTAATTGAGTCCGTGCGGTCACTTAATTCACTCACCTTGTCAAGCACGTCGCGCAGCATGTCGCGCAAATCATCAAATTCGCCCGCGCGGTGCGCTTCGTTTTCCGTAAGGTCATCGCGATCGGCGGTGTCCTTTTCCTCGGTTGTTTCGTCATCCATTAGCGTTTTTTTCCTTTCATATATGAAAAAGTCGTACCGGCGAACGAATACCGAACCGGCACGACTTAAGAATAGCATACTTGTGACATGTTTCATAGCGGTAGTCGGCGCGCTTTTCCCTCACGGCCGCATCATCGCCGGAGTCAACCGTGGCTATCGATGATGCGTTTTTAGCGATACCACTATGGCACCTCACGTATGCCGTGTTTATTTTACACCGAAATTCTTGAGCATTTCAAACATGGCGTGTTGCGTTTCCATCGTGTCATATCTCAGATAGCCTAACGCGTAATACGATGTAAGGTTTTTAATCAACTCTTTTGCCATAATCGCAGTGAGGTAGTTCAGTTTGTTATCATCTCGTGTGATTGCAAAATATGGCACATGTGCGCCGCCGTCGTATTTCGTAGAGAGAAAAACATATCCACAGCGCATATCGACATATACCCCATATTCTTGTCGAAGCCAACGGAACACATAAGTGAGTTTCGCGTGCTTATGCGGTTTTTCGATAAAATCGGTGTCAAATTGCCGAAACTTGTTTTTCGCTGTCATATCATCATTGTTTTTCAGCATACGCCCCGCAACGGTGTTCTTTGCCTTTTGCTCGGCATAGTCATCGTCTCGCACGTAATCGAACAGACATGTCTTGCCGTCAAGCCATTGCAGCCCATACTCGGGATTGAGGGGCACTTCATAACGTCGAAAATACGGATTGAACGCGTCGCATGCGTTACCCAAAAGGAATATTCGCGGTTTGCGTAGCTCGGTGTCGTCGGCACGTTCGCGCGTCACGGTATCCACGATTTTCGCCAATTGTTCGAACTCGTTTTTCAAATACGTGTGATATCTATCGTCATTATCGATAATAAATTCATCCATGCAAATGTTGCGCACGTTCACGTATGTGCTTTTCTTTTTTCGCTGTTGCATGGTCAAGGGTATAAAATAACCGCATATCCGCCACGGGTTTTCTTTTTTGCCGGTTTTCTTCCGTCGTATTTCAGCCGTTTTATTGGTTGTGCGAAATTCATAATCGGGAAAAATATTATCCTTTATAATGCGGTCGAAATAGTCTGCGGCGACATCGTTGTTTTCCTCACGAAAACGGGCAATTTCCGCAAAACAATATCCGTTTTTCAAATAATCCTCTATCATGTATTTTCTCATACCGTAGGTTTTACCCAAACCGCGTGCGCCGATAATCATGTTAACGTCTGCGTTTCGCGGCAATATTACGGTTTTAAGCCGATCATAATAATATTTCGCCATCAATGCTCACAATCATAGGTTTGCCATCCCGCATAATAAGCTCGCGGGGCATTGTTTCCACATTTCGATTATACGTGTTTCGTATGTACGTCAGATTCTCGCCGTTTGTCTGTTTGTCCGATTCACCCAGCCATCTACCGGACGGATACAACGCGATGGCTTCGGGCGCATCAACATGATATGTCGCGCCCTGATAGTCGGTGACGGTGCCGACGTATGTATCCCATACATGCGGCCGGTTGCGTTGCAACGTATGGCATATGTCATAATCGACCAACACATCATAACCGAGCGACATTTGTACGGTTTCCGCGAAACCGTGCCCCGCACGCATAACATCGGCAATAAAATCTTCTATGGTGTACATGCCGTCCGGTCGCGGAAGCCCCGCACAAGTGACATGCACGCGTCCGTTCTTGTCCAAACTGACACGTGCTTTGTTCCATAATTCCATATGCTCAGCATACCGAGTTGCACCGCCGCAATCCTCTACTTCAAATTTTCCGATATGTTCCAGCGTAGACGCCATGTCGGGCGCGGTGTCTCTGACCCGTCGCATGGTAATGTTGATAGCGTTTTCTATCGCGGTGTGCAATGGTTCGAGCGCTTTCAACAGTCCCATATCAGACACGTCATTGGCGCAGCTGATTTTCAGACTATCGGTATCGCCGCCTGTAACCGTGACGCGATCACCGAAATGCCGATATAGCAGCATCATGGCTATCAGCAAGTGCATTCTGCTGCCCGCAACGATTCGCATGCCGTAAGTGTAGAGCACGCGTGGTGTTTTCGGCCGTTTTTTCGCAAAATTCTCGGGAGTGCAAATCGTGGTTTTATCAACTTCAAGCACGCCGGTTTCCGTCACGCGGTAATCGGCTTTCATGACATCTTGCGCCTGAGTGCCGTAAATCCCGTTGAATTGGCCTTTAACTGTGCTACCGTAGTATGATTGCAAAAATTTCATGCTTAACGCGCCCGTCATCGCGTCGCGCGCAATTCCCTCAGGTATCGAATCGGGTATTTCACCCGCATACGCCGTACCCTCATGATAATGTTTAATCAGGTTTTTCACATCGGTTTTTCGAGCGAAAAGCATATTAGATTGCAATGTCACGTAATCAGGCGGAATGATTGACTTAGTGGTACCCTCCCCGTATAAGACGTGCATTTCATCGTACTCATATACTTGCGCCACGTTCCATAATTCAATCTCGTTGACGTGTAATATGCATTCATCAGCAGAATACAGTTTTCCGAAAGCGTATGTCGCATTAACAGCAGTATCAACGTAACCATGCGCCCTAATACTGTTTTCCTGTGTTTTCGCACGCTCGTTATTGGCATAATCCGTATCCGCTTGCAACGTCTTTACGAATTTTGAACGCGGGCAGATTGCAATACCCCATACATCGAAACATGTGTTTTTACGTAATCTGAGGTTCGTAAATCTTATTGCCGCATGTACACCCGTACGGAACGGGTCACTATAATTCGTCAATACGTCTTCAAGCTGCGTGTTAACGATACGTTCACACGCCACTTGCAAAATATCAGACGGTATAGGCGCAAACTTAACCGGCAATCGACGCCCATTAATGAAAGCATGATGCATTGACGTTACATCCAAGGACGCGACATTATCCACAACCACGCTAGCGGTTTTCGCACTCGTAAACGTCAATCCGCCACGAAAACACGACTTACGCAAAGCATAGGACTCATAGTTTTTCGGAAACTCCTGATTGCAAGTCAACTCGAAAGCACGTTGAAGCGTCATCTGCTTACCGCTCTGCAACGTAATGCGTCGCCCGCCAATCTCACGACGTGCCATCTGCCGCACAAGTGACGTCTTAGTGAGCACACGGCAACCCAGCATGTCCGGCGTAAGCCAATGATTCGCGCGTAGCAACCATTGCAAGTATTGGGGTATCACTTGCACATCACGACGCGCGTAAAACAGTTCTTCCGCGGTTAGTGGCGTTTCGGGCGTGCGCGGAAGCGTGTAATCCCAGTCGCCCACCGCTTTCGGTAACCCGCATGTTTCACCCATTGCGCGCAGTCCGCCCATTTCAAGGTAAAACGTATCCCAAAAACGGCACACCACATCATCGCCTATATACAAATCAAGCGTATACACGCTAGTTGCCGTCTGCGCATTAGCGGTAATCGTATACGACTGCGCCAATTCCAACATAAGAGTTTGCATGTCGAACATAAGATTATATGCCGCGATTATCGGAACATAACCGTGCGTACGCCCATGTTCAATGAGATTATCAATGTACGATAGCGCTTCGGACGTACGCCGGTAAAACCGTACATCGTCCGTATCGGGGGTGTACGATTCCAGTGGTGTGCTGCGTAAATCGTTGAAAATGTACAATATCGGATACGCACGCGTTTCGGCACCCGTGCCGATGTTCGCTGTTTCGGTGTCGAATATTGCCGCTATCCGAAAATCCTTGCGTTCTTTCATCATCGTATTACGTCAGGTGTGACCAACATAAGCCATATCGGGCTACCGCCGTCAACGTCCGTATCGTCTTCCAATTCGCCCGCGTGCATTTTCATACGTTTGGCGTATTGCAATGCTTTTTCGTTTCGTGACATGATAGTGTCAAATAATTCACTCAGCGAATCGGCGTCATATGCTTTCATGATGGCTTCTAACCGTTTGTTCGGGGCAACGTCGGGACGTTGCCATACGTTTTGTGTGTATCGCCAAAATATCTTGACTTTTTCACGACTTAGGTCATCGCCAAGCGCACTCGGTAGCCCCTTGGACGCCATTCGCATTTCATTGCGAAAGATATTGAACGAGCGTGCGCGTTCTTTCGCGCGCCCTTTGCCGCCGCGCACACCTTCGGTTTGCTGAAGCAGCGCGTCGGCTTTTTCATTGGCGCGTTGATACAATTCGTCACGCATAGCAGCGTTGCGGGTACGGCCTACATATGTGTTTTTCAGCTGCGTTTCAAGTCGCTGAATGTAAACACGTCGCGCGCGTGCTTCACTTTCGGGCATGATGTCGGTAATGCTTTTTTTCAGACTGTTTATCGTACGCCGCACACGCTTGCGTTTCGCTGTCAAAACGTCCGCTTGCTTATGCGCTCTAGGCATGTTCACCACCACCTTATAAAAAAAGTGCCATAACATGTATGGCACTTTGTTTTCATTCCGAACTACTTGATTTCAAGCGATTTCGTGGAACGTCCACCGCCCAGCGGGGTCTGCTTGACCGCAACGGTGATGCCGTCCGGCGCGTTGAAATCGGGGAACATATCGTAGATATCCAGCACGCTGCGGTAGATTCCCTGTGACTGACTGAAATACGTCGCGCCGTCCTTTGCGAAAAGATAGACGTTCGCGCATTTCTGCCCAGTCTGAGAACGCACGCCCGGCGCAATGTAGGCACCAATAACCGTCAACGGTTCCGCACCGAGTCCATTCAACGACAACGCGCTATTACGTGCGTTGACGATCGCGCGCTTGCCCTCAAACGTGCTGTTGTCCATCGTGCAAATGTAACGATAGTTGTCAGCGGTGTTCTGTGCAGTCTCGTTTACGGTGGTGTCGTTCATCTGTTCGTTTTCCTCGTTCATTTCAGTTCCTTTCAGAATTCAATTTCTTTGTTGTCGTTATCATTGTCGTTATCAACGTCAGGGCCGGTGACGTCATCTGCAACGCGCTCGGCGTGCTCGATGAACGTTTCAACATCCATGACGTACACGGTCTTATCGACTGTGATATCGTCAACCAATACGTTAACGATACCCGCGTCCATAAGCACCTTGACAGCCATTTCAACGTTACGGACGTTTCCGGTGGTGTGGAACGTCTGTGCCACGCCGTCCCTGTCATAATAGTTTATGGCGCTGTGCGCGATTACCTTACGAATCTTTCGCATGTTTATTATCCTTTATATCTATTTTTTCTGTCAACCATTTTTGGCGACATAAATATTTATAGCACAAAAATCGGCGTGCGCAAAAAGCAACACGCCGATTATTGATATTGATTCTCAATAACGCAAAATCTGCCCCGGATAAATCAAACTCGGATTCGACAAACCGTTAAGCGACGCGACACGCGCCCAATCACCGCCGAACACCGACCACAGACTATCCCCGGACACAACCGTATACGTACGCGTCACGTCCGGCTGCACAGCCACGCTACCGCCATAGCACACGGTTTCGCCAGGATAAATCACAGCCGGGTTGCCCGACCCATAACCATGCCACGACTGCCACGGCAACAGCCCAGTACGTTCAGCGATACCGGACAACGTGTCACCCGACGCAACCACCACGCAAGCAGACTGCGACGCACTCACACCGGCATTCCCCCCGGCGTTCGTTTCCGGTGCGGATACATCCGCGCCGTCACCATGCGCGTATGCATCCCACTGCCATCGTTCGCCCCGGAAATAATTCAAGTCCAAACGTCCCGCGTAGCCCGACACATACCCGTTCGACGTGTACTGACGCATTGCTTCACCATACGCACCGTACAGCCACGGTACATCCTGATACCCGGTCACGTTCATAGACGCATACTGTGCAACCCATACACCGCAATGCTCCCGCACATATGAGGTAAGCTGCCCCAGCGCTGACGCCTGAACATAGACAATCGGCCACACTCGCGTGCTATCATGCACACGCCGCACCCACGTTTCAACCCACGCACCATTACCAAACTGCGAATTATCCTGAGATTCCCAGTCCAAAACAAGCACCGCATTCCCGACGTACCCGCGCACGTTTCTCACAAAAAAGTCAGCTTCCGCGTTCGCGTCACGTCCCATCGCGTAATGATATACGCCGATGCTTTTACCGCTGTCCACTGCACGCCCCAGCTGATAGTTCGCCGCCTGATTCACGCCGTTGGTTAGACACATGTTGTTGAAACCGCCGACCCCCCATGTGGCACCCGCTACAACGAAATCAGCATCCAACGTATACGTATCAATGTCACACTGCCAATTGCTCACATCCACCCCGCGCATGTCCGCGCTTGCAGACGGCGCAAAAAGCAACGACAATGCGCATAAGCACGCCAACACGCTACGCCATATTCGTATCACCATCATCCCCCTTATTATCCTTGAGCAATGCAATAAGTTCTTCGGTCAGCACATTATTCTTAGTCATCAAATCATTAAAATCATTGAACGTAGTAGCGATAAACCATGCCATACCACAACACGCGACGATCGGAAAACCCACGCTTCCAATAACGGTTACAATCGAACTAATATCCATCAAACACACCTCACAATGAAAAAAAAGGTCATGACACATCAAACGACATGCCATGACCAAATATACCACAATCGCGTAGCCTATCCGGGAATTGAACCCGACACGCACATCTTATAAGGATGCCGCTCTAACCACTGAGCTAATAGGCCATCACATCACCCCTCCCACAATCCCCGCCGCATCAAATCAACCATATCACGACAATGCATAAACACATAATCGGACACGTACGAATCACATTTAAACCACTTCGCACTCATGGCAACCGCCTTAACACGACGTTCACCACGGCACCTGTACGCTTTAATGAAATCGCAAGCATTACGTTTGCAAAACACGGTCAATCCCTCTCCAGCAAAGGTGTATTAGCTAATGCAATCACCGATTAATCCGATACCCCAAACACATCATACCCGGAACGTAAAACACGCCATCGTCAAGCACATCCCTAAGCCCATATGCATCAATGCAATCAACAAACCGAGTTTCTATCAAGCAATCAGACGCAATATCAACAAAATACACAAGCACATCGTAAATACTATTCACATTAAAATCAATCGAATTAGACAATGCTTCAATATTCATGAAACTCATTTTATCGCTCCTATTCGTCACGCTTGCTCGAACGCTTCAATAAAACCAACAGTATCATTTATCATTTTATTTTTTCCTTTCCTTAATTTGGTATCTTCAATATACCACACTACGCAACACGACACGCCCAAAAACGCACCGTCCCACCACGCACACATCCGCGTACCACACCACACCACACATG